CGTGATTGCTTTGTACTTAGTTGTATGCGTCCACCCATTGGCTTAGCAGATACTCTTCCGTTTCTCATTATAATCTCCTTTGTTGAGGGTTTGTGTAACAGACACATATCGTGAGCAACCCACCCGAATTGATGGGTTGCTAGTGTTTCGGGTATTAAACCCTCGTCAGTGTTACTTTTTAGCCTTAGCTAATTCCGATTTCATGTGAGCCAATAGCTCTGCTGATGATGCACTACCTGCAGACTTATTAGCCTTGCCCATACGACCAGCAATGTTGATGGCATACTGCCCGTTCTTCAGTGGTCGAATAGTATTCTTACTGAAGGACATTGTTCCGGCTTCACGATGCTTGCTGATAAGCTCCAAGCTTGCATCGATTGCATCATCATTAAGATGGCGGGATTTGTATACTTCATTGGCTTCACGCTTAAGCTCAATCCATTCCCTACTCCCGTTGAGTACTGAGATGTCTCGCTCAACGAAGAACAAACCATCGAACTCGATGCCGTCCACATGATGCTCGTTGGTAGGTAAACGCTCGCCGATTGGAAGGGTGAACGCTTGCCCGTCATTGATGGCGTTAAGCTTAGCGACTAATGTCTCATTGCTTGCAACCTCAGTGGTTGCCAACTTGAGCGACTCAGTCGCTTGCTTGCCGTCCTCAATAGTGTACCCCAACCCCACAAGCTTTTCAGCCTCTTCGAAATTGCCTTCGTTCATGGCTTGCTTGAATGTTGGTAGTGTATTTGCGATTACTTGTGACATAATATTTCCTTATTGTTTGGATTATAAATGTTACGATTTGTAACAGACACTTCCCTAGTAAGTGGTGGATTTGCTCTCCTTGTTAATATTCTCTTAACTTGTTTAAGAGTTGAGATGCCTGCCTTGATGGCGTCCTCTCCCCACTTGATTGACGACCTTGGTTTCTATCCGTCCGTTATTGGCTTGCCTAGCTAGTCTTGCACGAAGTGTTCCTTCCCTCTAGGCATCATTCTCGAATTGTCTCAAATTCAAAGGTGAATTGTACTTTGCCCCACTGATTGTATGAGGCTTTTTAGCTGACTTGTAAGGGTTGAGATAAAGTGAACTTAAATTCACCCTAAGCTTTCCGCTCCCTTGTCATAGGTTGCCCAATTAAGACAACCGCTCGTACTGCTAACCCCGAACCCTAGTCTCGCCCGACTCTTTCCGAGTCGCTAGGATGCCCCACATTCGGCAATCGAGTCGTCAATTCTACTAACCCGACCAAGGGTGTTCGTCTTGCCCCGAATGGTTCACCATGTCGCATGGATGAATCGTGGGTGGATGTTGACCAATGGTCGGTCAGAGTCAGCTTCGGTCTCACCGCTTGCTGTGTCGGTACGCTACTATTATTCACTCGTTGACTTACTCGTTCCTTGCAGACCATTGCATGGATTGACTCTAGGTTTTGGTGAACCCTTTGCCTTAGGAAGGTGGTCGACCTTCCCGACGCCCCATCGTGGCGACATTGCTGAACTGTATGTGTGTTTAACATTGTACTACTATAAACCCCACGAAATCAGGGGGTTATGGCATTCCTGTTACTGCTTCAGCACTTAGTAACACCCCCCCCCTTGGGGGGGAAAGCAATTTTTCTATTTCGCCTATATATAACCCTTTTCTCGGGTTTCCATGAATTTGGAATTTGCCTATTTTGCCATTGTTAATCACAAGGATGATTTTTGAGAGACAAGTGACTGCATATAAGCAGTAACAATGTTAATTGACTAATGGTTTTTAAGGACTTAGAATGAAACAAGTGGCTGAGGTAGCTGAAAGACCAAGATATGAGCTTCGGGGTAAGCCTGAGGTACGGGAAGCTATGTCCCAACTTGAGAAAGAGTGGGAGAAAGGTGAGCATGTTAAGGGTGATGCTTGGGTGGACGTTGTGGACGGCGGCTTAGAACATCAATTTATCAACGGGTTGTATGTAAGAATGGTAAGATTACCAGCGGGAATGACCTTCACTACAAAGATTCACAAGAAGGAACACCCATTTTTTTTGATGTCGGGCAAGTGTCGTGTCATGACGGAAGAGGGAGTTGTGGAGATGGTCGGACCTATGATGGGAATTACACCTCCAGGTACAAAAAGACTCATGCATATCGAGGAGGAGGTTGTGTGGTACACAGTACATCGCACCGATAAGACCAATCCGCAGGATGTGGAAGAAGAAGTTATAGCAAAAGACTTCACAGAATTTGAATTTTCAAAAGAACAATTAATTAAAATACAGGAATAGATATGGCATTTGTAGCAATTTTACCGGCAGGCGGAGCAATTTTAACAGGATTAGGAGCGGCAGCATCTAGTATCCCACTTATTGGAGGTAGTCTTGGGGCAATAGGTGGTGGACTAGGTGGGGCAATGTCTGCACTAGGAGCTGGAAACCTCGTGGGTGCAGGTACATCTTTAATGGGCGGTCTTACTGGTGGACTTGGAGGATTATACACGGGAGCAGATAAACTGCTTGGTGGATTTCTACCAAACATTGGGGGATTCCCAGGTGGTGGTGTTGGAATTACTCCACAAGCTGGATTCTTAGGAACAGAAGGTCTTGGATTAATTGGTGGACCCGGTCAATTTCTTGGTGGCCCAGGTGCAGGACTAGGACAAGTACAGGCAGGAGCCGCTCCAATTGGACAAGTTATGCCGGGTGGTACGACAAGTGGTGCAATGCAAGGCCTACCGGTAACACCAAGTAGTGTTGGTGGAAGTATGACTGGTGCCGCTGAGAACATAGTAGCCGGAGCGGGTGGTCGTCCTGATGGCGTCGCAGGCTTTGTTCATGACCTTAAGGGTGGAATAGGTGGAATAAAAGAAAAAGTTGACCCAGTACTTGGCCCGATAGCAGATGTTGGCGTAGCTACTGGTCAAGTTATGGATATGTACAATCAGTTGACAGGGGCAGGGCAACCCCCCGCAGGTAGAACACAATCTCCTGCACAGGCCGCACAGACTCCAATTTACAATCCGTATATACCCACAAAGAAAGTTCAAGCTACATCAACTCCTGTTAATATCGCTGCAGGTGCAATGCCTGGTGTTCCGGGTGGAATTGCTCCACCTGCTCAGATGTCACAAGGTCCTGTGGCTGCTTCTTATGTACCAATGAGCTCAGCAACTAATGCAGGGATGGCGAAAGAACTTTCCGAGGAAGAGATAGAAGAGTTTAAGAGAATGCTTCAAGGAAATGGCAACTTCTTATCAGGGACACAACCTAGAATGATGGCATGATTTCCCCGAAGAGATTTTTCCAATGGGTGAAGATATTACACGGTGGTGCCGTATCTATACCACAATGGATAAAAATACTTCGAGCAAGCTTACGCTTGCTCATTAATGGAAGGGTTACTCGTCCGATTTGGAGAAGTCGAATGCAGGCATGTTTCCGATGCCCACTGTATAATGTAAGCAATAAGCAATGCAAACCTCAGGAACGACCCGACATGGGATGTGGGTGTTACGCGCCGTACCTAGCCCTAGTTAAGGAGAATCAATGTTGGGGTAGGGCACAGTTTGGAAAAGCTTTTGGATGGAAAATATAGATAACAATAATCGCCTCAAGGAGGACTTGAAGGCAGAACAGAACGTACTCAAGACAGAGTATGAATATCTAATGAATCGTGAGAAACGAGTAGTTAGACAGAAGGAAGTTCTGCTAGATAAGCTTTTAAAACTAAAAGCAGTTCTCTCTGAAGTGAAGTAAGTTCTTGAAAGTCGAGCACTTGGAAGCTCGTCGCTATTTAGTGACGAGTATGAGCAACTCTGACAATATTCACTTGGCCGACCTCGAGGAGTTCTCCGGTTACGGAGAATGCTCCTGCGAGTATTGGCACTTTAATTTGGGTCCTAAGCTGAAGCTTGGTCAGACTCCTTTTCGGAGTTGTCGCCACCTTCGGGCTGCTCGGGACTTTGAGAGGAAAATCGAGAAGCAAAGTAAATCTCAAGGCCAGCAAATACCAGTGCCCCAAGAGCATCACTAAGCTTTACCTTCTCTCCCTTATCTCCGTATTGTAGTACGGTACGGAGTATTTCATCCGCTAATGCGTTATCTTTTAATGGTTCTTGTATGCTCTTCTCAGTCATAGTTGTTTGATTTTGTTTGCGATTGCCATAGCACCCTCTGCGTTCTTGGTCATTATGACCTCCCCATTAGAGAGTAAAATTTTCCAGAACTTTTCTCTACGCTTCACATAGATTACATTCCGTGGGTTAATAAAATATTCTTCGTTATTTGCGTCTTCGATTATCATACTAAGTAATTGTTTGCTCTCGCCCATATTGGTTGTGCGTGGATTTGTGTGTGGCATTCGCGACACACGCTTAACCAAGTATCCACCTCTAAATAGTTCTTTCCTCTCTTGTCCTTGTGGTGAACATCGGTTGCTTTCTTCTTGGTACACACTTCGCAGATTGGAAATTCTTCAAGGAACTCCTTTCGCAGTTTAGTGTACTCTTTTTGTTCCCTTACTCTTTTTGGGCTTACTCGCCGTAATGGAGTCTTCCTTTTGAGTGGTTGCTTTCTCTTCATTTAAATCAATCTCCATAGTGATTAGTTCATTAGTAACTCCCGCTTCGGAAATATGTTCATCTCCTCCACCAACACCATCCCTAGACAAGTTCCATACCTGACCACCCATATCGAGAATCATCTTTGCTTCATTATCGAACCTTACATCGTCTATAATGAAAACCTGTGCTTCCGATTCTTGGATTCTATGCTTGGCAATATTTATCCATATTTCAGAATTTATAATATTTCTCCCCCATTCCGTACCCAATGTCTGTAAGCAGTACCTTGCGGATACCCCCAAATGAGGGATTATTCGTTCCTTGTCTTCCTTGATGTAGTCATCATGGACGATGCACCCTAACATCTCCTTGAGTGGAGTAGCGAAGCTCATGAGTCTTACAATGCTCTTCAGTCCATCTTGGTAGTACTCAAAGGCTAATTGATTAGCAAAAGTTGACTTCCCTACGCCTTTTGGTCCCGCCAATCCTATAATCCGTTTCTTCATATTTAATCTATGTCAAATTTTAACATTTCCCACACCTTGATGTTCTCCTTGCAACTATCCCATGCCTCATCAAAACCCCTGCGTCTCCTTATGGTCGCGTAGTCTTTCTTTAGGTCTAGTGTATAATCAAAGAGGTTTGTCTCTGTTAAAGCATCAAGTGGTGTGAGTATTAGGCAAGTTCTCCCGCCATCTCCACCCATCGTGTGAGTCCATGCTCTTCCCTGACTGAGGAGGTTCTTAAGTATGTACTTCAGCCTACTAACCTCCCACATTCTTACCCCAGAACTAAGTTTATCGTTCGAGGGATTAACAAGTACATTCACCCACCACTTTGCCTCTGTAGACATCAATCCTGTTCTTTGATACCCATCAGGAGACTGCGTACATTCCCTAGCATACTCAAAGCATAGGTTCTTTGTCTTCGCCCACATCTTATCCGCTTTAACCTCAATAGACCCCTCCCCCTCGAACATTCGGCATACGATGCGTTCCCACATCTGACCGAAGTCGAGGTCGAGGTCAAAGTTTGACTTAGGAGGGGTGGTTGGCATTACCAGGGTTCGTTAGAAGATTCTCTAGAAGGTTCGTTTGAACCTTTCTCATCTTTAGAACCACCTAAGAAACGGAATTTCTCCATCCTTAAGCGCGTGGCGGTAATCTTGTCTCCGCTCTTCCCTTCGTACTGTTCTGTACTCATGGAAGCAAAGATAAGGAGAGGTTCACCCATCTTAATCTTAGAGAGAGCTGCTTGGTTCTTTTCGTTCCAAACATCCACATTATAGAAGGACGCGTGTTCCCCGTTCTTCCGGCGTTCATTTACTGCAACTCTGAGTTTCATCACATCACCACCTGAGGTTTTTGTTACCTCTGGGTCTGCGACTACTCGTCCGAGCATTGTTACTTCGGCTGTTCCTAGCATATCGTTATATCCTGTTTTGAGTTTTCCCAATGAAGTCGGATTGTGAAGCAGGCTTTGCCTCACCTCCATTGAGCCTTGGTTCGACTAGCTCAACGAAACGCTGAGTCTTACGGTCAAATTTGATTTTATCCCTAGAGTGACCTGAGCGACCGAATCTATTCTTCGCTACAATAACTGCACACTTCTCAGGGTCGTCGCTTAAAATCTCTCTGTGTAGAAGGATTACCATATCTGCATCTTGCTCAATAGCGCCCGATTCACGGAGGTTGTGCATTCCTGGTTCTGTCTTAGCCTTCTCGGATTCACGATTCAACTGACAGACTAGAAACACCACACATTCTAATTCCTTTGCGATAATCTTACATGTCCTAGAGATGTGAGCCACTTGTTGCTCTCTCGGCATCCCTCGGTCATCGGGTGTCAAGAGTCCGCAGTAATCTACCACTACTGAATCTAGGTGTCCTCTTCTCTTAAGTAGCTTACATGCTGAACGGATTCTAGCGATACTCTGAGATGAATCATCATCCACATGAATGGGAAGTCTCGCTATATTATTTAATCCTTGCTTAAGAAGCTCCCTGTCGTTTTCGGTATCAAATCCTGATGCGAACTTGGAAAGGTCGACCCCTGAATCAATGGCTGCAATTTTCTTCCATAACTGGTCTGCTCCCATCTCTAGTGAAAATATCGCAGTTGTCTTACCTTTCTGCCCTGCATGATATGCAAAGTTCATCGCTAGGGTGGTCTTACCAACTGACGGGCGGGCTGCTACGATTACTAATTGGCCGGCACGGAACCCACCATCAAGTACCCCGTTTAACCAAGGAAGGTGAGTTACAATGGATGCACCTCCCTGCTTTCTCTCCTCCTCAATGCGCAATGCAGTGTATTCGGTGAGTTCCTGTGCCGAACGCATAGTCTTCTCCTTCAAGTCCATGAGCTGATTGATTTTGTTGTCAATCATGACGCAAATGTCCTTTGGGTCAGTTGCACCATTTGCATCCATCAACCCATCTTGAATTTGCTTAGTCAGTTTGTTTAGTTCCCGAAACTTTTTTGCCTTTACCAATCGGTCTACAAATTCCCTACCTCTCATGCTTGTCTCGCAAGCATCTAGCACTCGGTCGTTCCATTCGGGATGCTCAGAGTCCCAAGCTTCTCTACCACCAACAATTCGCTTGTATGTTCCGAACATTCCAAACTCGTCATCTACATCTGCTTGCTTGGAAGCTATGTACCACTCCTTGTGAGCCTTATTGGTGAAATGTTCCTCGTTAATTCCTTGCTCTAAAGCGTAGTTCCAAATGTCTAAGCTGAACGATTCAATATCCTCAGGCCACTTGGTGACCGAAAGGAAACCTCTCTCTGCGTCTAAATCCGTTTCCACTTCTGCTCCAAATATATCGAGTGCTCTTCTGTCATCTATCCGTATCATATATAGGTCCTCCAGAACCTTCTTCGTAGTTTTCGTTTAACCAACCATGGTTTGTAATCCATGAATTGGGGTGGCAGAACTCCCTGCCTGCAGATTGCTCTGCTTTACAATAATCCCCGTAAAGTTCCGCAAGTATCTCTGCGGGGATTTGTGACTCCTGAATATCGCCCCAATTATCCTTGATTGCTTTGGCAATCCTTGGAGGGAACTTACAATTCTTCACACTTCCAAGAAATGCCTTGGTGAAGTTTTTTCTTTCGGAGTCATCTTCCATTCTATTTTCCGTAAGTGGTACAACTTCCTGTACGACAGGCTCTCTTGGTGCAGACATAATCTGACCAAAATATGGTGCCATAACTTGTGCTATTCCTGCACGAACTACCTCGGCAGGCTTTTGACCTGTGAATCGGCAATAGGTATCTAGGTTGCACTTTGCTTCCGCAGTTAAGCGGACGGATAATCTAGCGTCGTTCATAATACTGTTACTTGTACCCACGTTTCTTCTTTACTGTACGAGGGGACTTTCTCTTGGCTGACTTCGAGCGAAATTGCTTGCGGGGTGTCTTCAGGAATAACTTCCGCAGTCCTGAGCGCATCAAGGAGATACTTGACTCCCCCAACGAGGTTATCCGGGTCACACAACCTAACCCGACGGCTAACAATGCGGACTCTATGGCGAGCATTACCGCTCGGTTCATGTCCGATTTCTCTGCCGACCTCTCCCACCGATTTAATCTCAGCATGGTATTCAATGAAGGGGTTTTCTTCTTCACCCTCAGTGTTATCTTCTCTCCCTTTTGCATTCACTTGATTCGGGTTACTGAGGATGCTTTCGGTTTACTTATCGCAACTTCACTTAGTCGTGATTTTAAATCCTTTCTTGCATCTGCAATTGTTTGCTCTGTCTTCTCTGCCCATATCGGAACAAGTCCCTCAATGGAAAACTTCATAGATTCCAATAGGTCTTCCCACTTAATTAGATTAGAATCCATAAGTTGCTGAGCTACCTTGCTTGCATCGTAGGATGTCATATTTCCGCTATTGCGAAGTTTAAAACCAGGGATTTCTACATCATCCTTAAGTTTTGCTTTAACGGCAGACTTCACTGCCTTAGTGAACGCTTCCATAAGTGGAACCATTGTCATTGCCTCAGAGAGGTCTTTGGGGTCTTCAAGCCAATTCATAATTTAAAAGTTTGCTAGTTATTAGTTCTCGTAGGGCAGGGCAGAATGGTTGCGCTGAACACCACTTACATTGCTTTGCTCCCGCCACAGGTTTTGGATTTTCTTTTAGTGCATCCAATGATGCCTTGGTGAACTCCTCTCCTTTTTTAAGAAGAAACTCCCTAGAGTAGGAAATCGTTGTATAGGTTGGGTCGTTGAATGGCTCGATAAGTGCAAGGAATACTTCTTCAATATTAGGGTAGTTCTTTACTACCAATGCTCCTTGGGCTTGTAGCTGAACATTTTTATCGGCAGGCTCATGGTCACCTCGGAGCATCTTGTAATCTGCTATGAAGCATCGATTGCCATCTGATTCCATATAGTCAAGTTGCCCACTCCAATGCCCGTCCCACCAAAGACGAGCTTCCCGTTCAATAACGCCATGAATCTCTAAGGTCTCGCGACACCATTGTAGTGCTTTGCGTGATTGAATAGCACACTTCCTTCTGTCTTCGTCACCAATCTCATCAATAGGAACCTCGTTCTCCTCGTTCTCATGACGTGCAGTTCCTTCATTGGCAGCCGACCTGTCCCCCAACCATTCAAACTTTTGATTCGCTTGAAGGTATGCAGGGCAGAGTACAACTGCTTCCACCTTTGAGGCGGACATTTTCCCATCACGCTCGTCCATCACCCCGCTTTCTTAAAGCCTTGTTTGCCGTTTCCGTTCAACTCCTTCGCAGAAGCATCGAGTGCCATCTTGAACTCAGGAGTTTTAGCCTCCATATTCTTGGCCATCCACCCCAAGTAAGCAGGGTCATTCTTGAAGATTTCTCCCATAAGTTTTCCTTTGTGCTTACCAACAGGGCAAACAACTTCCTTCCAATCAAGAAGATGCTCATTTCCGGGTTTTACTATGTTAGCCTTTACCCTTTTTGGCTCATCTACTGGTCGCGAATCGCTTTTAGTCTCTTGTCGTGCAATTGCTTGTCCGACTTCTTCTGAAGTTGCGATTGACGAGTCCACTCCGATACCGAGGAAACCCAAACATCTTCCGACTGCCGAGGTTTCGCAGTTCTCGACATAGCTTGTCGAATTAACCCCATGATTGGTCTGCACTTCTTCAGCATGCCCTGTAGCACGAACAAGACCCGCAGAATCAAGAACCTTGGCGACCATGAGTACACGATTTTCAGATATGTCGATAATACTCGTCTCAATCGACATGTTTGCGAAATCAGGATGAGTCCGAAACGCTCGCACCCTTTCATTAACTTGTACATATTCTTTGCCCTTTATATTTGTGGTTTTTAGTTCCATGATTGCCCCTCCAGAGGCTCGAAGGCAGGAACGCCTTCATGTTTAGTGTCATCAATAAGTGCCTCGACTTCTTCGCGAAGAAATCTTGGCTTCGAAATTCCGGGCAGAAACTTCTGCCGTAAGATGTCGTTTTCGACTAGGTAATCGACATACCTGTATCCACTACTTGAAGAATATCCTAGAAGTTTAACAACTTCACCTTTCCTCAAAAGCATCGCCTTAATCTTTGTTTTTCCCATCTGAAATCCATTTTAGGAAAAACAAATGCAATGTCATGCAAATTTTATTAACTTGTGCAGACTTAATTAAAACATGGGAAAAAAGTAGAAAAAAAACTATTGACTATATTATATTAATTTTGTGTATATGTTTATATATGAAGAAAGAATATGTATCCGTAAGCGCCCGAATCCCAAAGGAAGTATTTGATGAAATGGTTGAGGTTCGAGATAAGCTTGAGGTTACTACAAATCAGATGGTAACCCACTGCATCCAAGACTGGGTGGAGTTAACAAAAATGAAAACACCTTGCCTAACTCATCGGCTGGAAGTCGCAAGATTCAGCCTGAACCAAATCAATAAACCAAACACGAAGCTTTAAGTAATGTCTACACGCTCTTCCAATAACTGCATAAAAGTAAATCTCATAAGTGAAACCCACGATATTTACTTCGAGCAACCTGTTCACTCCGTAGAGTTTAGTGATGGTAGTAGCGTGCCACTTAACAGAAAAGCTATCAGAACAAGAAATATATTAGGCTCTTTATTATTCATTGCCGTAATTACCAATTTTTACTTTGCAAATGAAAACATGAGGCTCAAAGGAAAATTAATCACCGCCACCGATGTGGTTAATAAAATTAAAGCTGCAAGACCTCGATAAGTCGTCAACAAATTGTCAGCATCGCATTGAGTGTCAGTAATAAAGCCAATGCTTTCCTCATTACAAGTGAGGCGCTCTACCAACTGAGCTAAGGTGGCGAACCAAGGAAATCACACTACAGGAATCCGCATACAATGCAACCTTAATAGGATAAACAAAGGGCATCCCGCTAAAATAAAGGATGTCCCGTGAAAGGTATTCTTTTTTTATTTGTGTTTTATTTTTCAACCTGTTTCTACTTTTTTAACGATAAATGAGGGTTCATTTGTCAACAAACGTGTCAACAAAATGAGAATCTATAATGATAAGAAATTAAACCGTCCGGCATCTTGGTGTGTCGAGATAAAATACAGAGGTATTCGCAGGAGGAAGTATTTCAAGAATTATGTGGATGCAAAACATTTTGATGTCACGAATTGGCTTAAGCGATTTGATGATGAACCTGACGGATATGATACGAGCGTTAAGGTCGCCATCAAAAAGTATCTTGAAAATTACCAAATCCGATACCCCACCGCGGACTACAAAAAGATTCAGTCAAGATTAGATTATTTAATTAAATGGGGTTTTGGTGACAGAAAGGTCGATAAGATTGATGCGCAGGTACTTTCACGAAAGGTTGCGGAACAAGAAACTTGGAGAACCGCTTCGAGCAAGTTCACATACAAGAATCAATTTGTTATATTTTTGAATTGGTGCGGACTGATGGGCTACTGCCAAAGGATGGAGTGGAAAATAAAAACACTTAGGATGCCACCAAAGGATAGAGAGATTGGAGTGCTGACTCCTGTGCAAACAGAGGAGCTACTCAATGCAGTTCTCCCACAATACAAACCTGCCCTGGCAATTATGTTGTTTGCCGGAATTAGACCTCAAGGAGAGATGTCGAAACTAGACTATTCAAACATTAAGCACGGAGATTCAATTAGCGTGCCTGCGTCGAAGACTCCCGCCCGATTGATTACCGAGTTACCTGAGAACTTATGGTCTTGGGTTCCGTGTAGGTCAAAAGGAAATGTAATGCCATCGTGGAATGCCATGAGGCAACACAGGGCACGAGTATCAGAGAAGCTTGGGTTTAAGTATCCAGCAGATGGTGCAAGACATAGTTTTGGTTCTTATGGATATTGGTCATATGGATTGGAGTGGGCGATGCACACAATGGGTCACATGGATTATCAGACCTTCAAAACATATTACATGAACAAAAAAGTTACTCCTGCCTCTGCAAAAAAATATTTCTCTATTACGTGTGTGTCGGACATTAATGTCTGACATGCACATATTTATTAGTATCTCTTTAGAGATACGGTATGACACGCGCGCGTACGCGAGGCATTTGTCTGACACGTGTATGACAAATGGCATATTTTAAATCTGCATAACTCTTGGTTGATTTTAGGTAATTTGGTTTTTAGGATTAATAAATGGCAACAAGAGATGAAGTAGAAGCACATGACCTTTACGAACGCTTGCGGCCGGTACTGGAGGAGTACTTTGATAACTGGTTGATTGTAGGTCACCGCGCTGGTGACAAAAAAAGAATAGCGCTTGGGCACGCAAAACCTAAGTGGAATGATATGCAACCAATCAGAAATGAAATTGAACGATGGCAAAAGAAACCCTTGGAAAATCCTAAGGAAATTCCCCCCCGTACTGGTAAGGCTACTAGCTAAAAAAGCAGTAGCTACTAAGCATGTAAGGGCAGTTAGTGACGAAGAAATAGCAATTATGGCAGGTCTCTCCTTAGATAAGGTGAGGCATATCAGTAAGCAAATTAAGTGGGACTCGGTTCCAATTGGCGACGCTGAACAATTCTGTATTGGTTGTGGGTTTGACCCATTTAACTGTTACGACAGGAATCGAGCTATGGCATATAATAGGACTCAGCCTAGCTATACCTATCTAAAGGTTAGTCCATATTGGTCTACTACCTTTAAACCTTTAATTGCTATACTCAGTGCCGCGAACACCTAAAATCAAATTTGATTCGCTTGCTCGTGCCCTAAAAGATTTTGATGGGGACTACAAAAAAGTATCAGAGCATTTTGGAGTTAGTGCTAAGAGTGTAAGGGAGAGGGTCTATAAGGAACCACAACTTCGTGCCATTTGGGTAAAGAATGGAATGGAAGACCCATTGCCGAACGAGAAGGAATTAATGGTTAGAAAGCCAATGCCTGTAACCGTTCCACAAGATAAGGAGTTGGTAGAGGCTCTAAATGAAAACTCTCGGGATGTATTTAATAAAGACCTAGAGTCATTACTCACGAACCCCGATAATGTAGAGAAATTACAAATCTTTAAAGAGTTTGACGATTCCGTAGGGCTGCTCATGGCAGAGGCACTAAGGGTTACTCAAAAGGTAAACATCCGGCAGAACATGACTTTGTTTGAGGTAACTGAAAAACTCAAGGAAGACTTAGAAGTTGGAGGCATGGATGCAGAAGAGCAAATTCTTAAAACTAGGTTAATGCTATCTGCCTGTGAGCAGCAGGGTAAATTTTTCGACAGAATGCTCAAGGGATTGGAGACGATGCTTAAGTTGACTGAGAAGAGTGAAAAGAAACAGAAAAAGAAGCCTGGGTTTATGCCACTTAAGGAACTGAAAAATCTTGAAGAAGATAAATAGTAAAGCCTTAATTGAGCAGTTCGAGGATGACTCAACTGAGGAAGAAGTTAAGAATGCAGAGCCTTGGATGCCTAGCCTATCTGTTACTCAAAGGAAGATATTTGATGATGGGTCAAATTACATACTGGCGTATGGTGAGCGTGGCTCAGGGAAGACTTACTCACTTGGTGGTCATAAGTTAGTCCGTCATTGCTATGAGAATTTTAATGCACTCGCCTTAATTATTGTTGGTGTTCGTTCGCAGGCAACAATGGGTGGTGTGTGGCATAAGTTGCAAGTAGAGATTTTGCCCGAGTGGGTAGATGGAATCGACTTAGAGCATACTGACGAGAGGCAGGACACTCAGAAAAACCTATACATGGATATTAAGAATCGCTTTGGTGGGTATTCCCGGGTGGTACTTATATCTGTTCCTTATGGTTCTTTCATCAAGGATAGGATTAAAGGTTTCGAGCCGAGTTTGGTATTTGTGGACGAGCTTACCAACTTGGATACCGATGATTACTTTAATGCGGTCGTTCAGCAGTTGGGTCGAAGGCAGGGCATTCATGGCCCTCAACAATATCTTGCTGCTTGCAATCCTGATGGGCCTGAGCATTGGGTGTATAAAAGGTTTTTTGAGGAACCATACGATGATGATGGAGTGTGGAATGAGGACTACTCTGTTTATCATGTTAAAATAGAGGAGAACCTAGATAATCTACCAGCTGGATATTATGACCGAATCCAAGAGGCAGTAAAGTCTGACCCTGTTGAAGAAGCTAGGATGGTAAGAGGTGAGTGGGTTGACCGCCCTGCGGGAAATGCAATATTCACCCCATACTTCAATAATGCACTTCACTTAAAGGGAGATGCAAAGAAAGGACTATTACCATCTACTAAATACCCGATTATATGCGGTTGGGACCCGGGTTCTGTAAATAACGCAGTCATATTCATGCAGAATATCGTAGGAGCAAAAGATTCCCCGTGGATAGTATTTGATGAGATGGTTACAATAAATAAAAAACTACCATACACCACTCTCGTCCCGCTCGTAATGAGAAAGATGGCATA